ACTATCAACGTTTTACCCCACCCCAGTTTTAATTGCACATGGGAGGGTAATTTTTAACACATTTTGAGATTATGACAAGAACTTTAGATGAAGTATTAGATATTTTAAGACTAGACTACAAGAGACCAATATTAAACCTAGTAGATGGGGTTTGGACTTATTATAACGGTTGCAAGTCTTATAGAGGCGACCTAGAATTTTTATACCTAGGTGACATAACAGACCCAATGACACCCCACTTAGATACAGGACAAGGTGAAGACATACAGTACTTACCTAGCTTAGATATGTTAACAGGTAAAGAGGAACAAGCAGGACATAGATTAACAAACTTAGAAAGAGCAGGCTATCATATCTACATCTTAGCATATAGAATAGGAGTAGAAGATATGTTAGAAAAGCGAATGAGGTATATAATGTTTGCAAGCCGTTCCTACATGACAGACGACTTACCAACAGACGACTACCACCGTGAAAAGTGTGAGCTGGTTAAGCGTTCATTAAATCTACTAGAAAAATTATATAATGAGTAATACTAGCTTAAATAAATCTAAGGCAGCAAAGAATGATGAGTACTACACAAGGCTAGAAGACATAGAGATGGAACTAGACCACTACAGTCCATACCTAAAAGGAAAGAAGGTGGTTTGTAATTGTGATAGTGAGGCTAGTATGTTTTGGACTTACTTAACTACTAACTATGAAAGTCTAGGGTTAAAGGGACTAACAGCTACACATTACGATCCGAACGGTACATATAAGTTAGACTACAAAAACGGACAAACTATAAAGACAGCAGTAAGTGGTGATGGTAGTTTTAATAGTCCAACTAGCAAGGCAATATTAAGGGAGGCAGACATAGTAATTACAAACCCACCCTTTAGCCTATTCAGAGACTATATAGATACAATCAAGGAGAAAGATTTTATAGTAATAGGTTGTATAAATGCAGTGACTTATGGGAATGTCTTTCCAATGTTTAAGGCAGGACAGATTAGATTAGGTCATACAACACTTAGGTACTATGTAATTCCAGACGGTACAGTTAAAGACTTAGGCAGTACATCATGGTTTACAACGTTACCTGTAGACAGACAGGAACTAGTACTAACAGCAACTTATAACCCTACTGACTATCCAACCTACAGTAACTATCCAGCTATCAATGTGAATAAGGTAAAGGACATTCCAAGCGACTATAACGGTTTAATGGGTGTTCCTGTAAATTTTCTGACTAAGCACTGTAGCAGTCAATTTAGGATAGTAGATAGGTTGAATAATCCAAAGCTAGGTGAGAAGACAATCTATAAGCGTGTAATAATTGAAAGAATATGAAACGACCACTAAACCACTTAGAACTTTTTGCAGGTATTGGAGGCTTTAGTAGGGCAGCAGAACTATTATACATTGACAGTGGCTTAGAGATACCAACCATAGCCTACAGTGAGATAGATAAGTTTGCAGTGAAGACCTACCAAGCAATACACCCTAGCAGTAAATATAGTCTAGCAATGGGTGACTTAATAGCATGGAACAAGACAAAGGATTATATTACTAGGAACTTAGATATAGATATTTTAACTGGTGGCTTTCCCTGTCAGACTTTTAGTAGTGCAGGCAAACGAGCAGGATTTCAAGACCCAAGAGGAACGCTATATAATGAGATAGTACATATCCTAGAAGTCAAGAAGAAACAACACAAGCCTATCCCTTTTGTACTCTTAGAGAATGTAAAAGGACTATTAACACACGACAAGGGTAACACTTTTAAGACTATCCAAGCAAGCCTAACTAGTCTTGGCTACACTGTATACTGGGATTTATTTAATGCAGCAGATTTTAAGTTAGCCCAGAATAGAAACAGGCTTATAATTTTTGCCACCACCTTAGACTTACCTAACTTTACCTTCACATCAACTAAGGTAAGGGACGTTTTTAACAGGGACTATAGGAAGGAATGGAGCATAAATAATCAGTCTGAGGTATTGAACATCCTAGATAAAAAGGTAGACTGCAAATATAACACCTCAACTAGTCCAACATACAGGGCTTATCTGTTGGGGGAAAATACTAGCTACACAACAAAGCCAAAATTTGATAGACAGATAGCAGCAACCTTAACCTGCAAATCTGATAGAAGGGCAGGAATGGGAAACTACTATACACATCATTATATACAAACAGGTACGAGGAAACCAAACCCAGACTATCACACCGAGCCACTTAGAAGAATTACACCTACTGAGTCTTTTAAGTTACAAGGATTTACAGGACATGATGTAGACCTAGCTAGACAGGCAGGGGTAAGTGACACACAGCTATATAAACAGGCAGGTAATAGTTATGCGGTTAATATGTTCTATGCAATTTCTCACTACCTGTTTAATGACCAAAGAATACAGGAAAAACAATGATAACAAAGAAAAAGATACAGGCCTTATATCCAGATGTTAGAGAGTCAGTACAGGAATATATGTACAACGCCTATAAGTACTTAGAGTCTGAGTATGGGGAAGTTAAGAATGAATGGAAAGCAGCCCTATCCCTTCTATCTGAGTCACTAGATATGTTTTATCAGTGTAAGGAAAGAATTAAGAAGGATGGCCTGCTGATACTAGATAGATACGGCAACCCCAATAAACACCCCTTACTACAAATTCAAACAGCCTATCAGATACAGATATTAAAGGTAGTGAAAGAGTTAGGACTATCACCCCTAGCAAGTAGTAAGATAGCGGATAAGCCAGAGAAGGGGGAACAGGAACTTAGTGCAGAGGATTTCATAACTAAACTAACAGCAGGATAATATGGAACATTTATACAAGGGCAGCGAGTTAAGGATTAAGCCCCAAGGATTCGTAGAAGGTGGACAAGTTACATTTTCCACTGTTAATCCTAAGTTTGGTACTATCTTAACAGCTACAGACGATGAGGGTTATATGTTTCTATCATGGCCTCACCTTCAATATATGGGAAAAGGCGTACTGCAATATAAGGTGAATAATCCGAGTACAGGAATTGATAGACTAATTACCACAGAATACTTTATAGACTCAGATTTAGAGGTATCTGACACTGAGACTCTAGGTAATGTTAGTGATAGAATAGAAAATACTGTTAGCGGTAAGTTGACAGAGAAGATAAAGGAAGGTATAGACAATGTAACAAGGTCAGCACAGGAACAGGTAGATAGTGCAAGTAATAGAATTAAAGAACTAGGCACTACATTTTCTACTACATTATCAACACTAGGCAAGAGTGTAGATAGTGCTTTAGAGGATGTAAACACTAAGGTAACACAGAAACTAGGAACGGTTGATACTAGGCTGACACAGATACAGGATGACTTAACTACTAAATGTCCTTATGTCGGTGGTGATTACTATGTATATAATTACGACAGAACTACAGGAAGTCAAAAGAAGACCAGCCTATATGTGAAAGGACAGGACGGTAGGAACGGAGTAGACGGTAGAAGTAAGGAAGTAAGACACCAACCAACAGACACTACAGTTACGATTAATAGCGGTGAGTTTCATGTGTGGGAAGAGGTAGAAAGTCTTAATATCACCCTACAGCCAGCCTCTAACAGTCCTTTCCTAGATGAGTACGGATTTATATTCAAGACTGGTAGGACAGCACCTAGAATAAGTCTACCTTCTAATATCAAACTACCACGTACATTTATTATCTTACCAAATCATATCTACACTGTTACTATCTTAGGTACGGTATTAGAGTTTGGTAGTCAATCATTATAAGGTATGAAGAAATATATTAAAGAAGGACACCTATATAACGGTTACATAGAATTAGACGGAAATACAATCATTAACCCAACTGAGGAAGAACTAGTACAAGCAGGATGGCAAGTAGTAGAAGAAAACCCAACTACTGACCAACAAGAAGACATAGTAGTAGAGGAACACAAAGAGCCAACTGAGGAAGAACTACTACAGGCTGCAATAGTACAGAAGATTAATGACATACGATATTACGACAGTTCAGATAGTGTAAATCAGTTTCAAGTAGGTAGCCTTAAGATGTGGTTAGATAAACAAGAAAGGTGTATCTTATACGCTGCTCTCCTCGCACATGAACAGTTAGGCAAGGAGACAATGACTAAAATTTATCACGGTCACACATTCAGCTATCCTTTGGCACAGTGGAGACAACTATTAGGACTCATTGAAATATACGCTACTGACTGCTTGAACTGTACAGAAACTCATATAGAGGCCGTTAAAAGACTTACTAATAGAGAGGAAGTACTAGCATACGACTACAAACAGAATTACCCAGACCCTTTAATACTAGGATAACACGATGATAGATGAGAAGTACAAATCTTATGCAAGGGGTGTTTTAGGCGGTAAGGTAGTAGCGTGTGAGTATGTTCGTCATGCTTGTTCTAGATACCTAAGCTGGTTTGACAAAGAAGATAGGTACTTTGATTCTAAGGCAGTTGATAAGGTAGTTAATTTCTTACAAAAGCTACCACAGTCTACAGGTAAATTTGCAGGCAAGCCCTTAGTATTGCAGGAATGGCAGAAATGGGTAGTAGCAAGTATATACGGCTTTAAGTGGTGTTCAGATAATACTAGAGTCGTTAGGGAAGTCTATATAGAAGTAGCCCGTAAATGTGGCAAAAGTACACTAGCAGCAGGTCTCATGTTATATCACCTCATAGCAGACGGTGAAAATGAGGCGCAAGTTATTTTCGCAGCCAATAGTTACGCACAGGCACAACTCGCTTTTACAATGTCCAAAAATTTTATTAGTAATATAGACAAGATGGGTAAGTATTTTAATTATTACAGGGACTCTATTAAGTTTCCCCTTACCAAGTCTACTATGAAGTGCGTGAGTAGTGAGGCTGACAAGTTGGACGGTCTAAACTGTTCTGCTTTTTGTCTAGATGAGTACCACGCAGCAAAATCTAATAATACTGCAAATGTCTTAACAAGTAGCGTAGGAATGAGAACCCAGCCCCTAATGCTATATATAACTACAGCAGGCTTTGATATGTCTAATCCATGCTACCAACTTAGAAGTACATTTATAAGTATCTTGGAAGGTAAGGCAGAAGATGATAGTATATTTTCAGCTATCTACACACTAGACAAGGAAGACGACATAGAAGACCCTAAGAACTGGGTAAAGTGTCAACCAAACCTAGGCTTAACTGTTACTGAATCTTACTTACAATCTGAACTAAGAAAAGCAAAGAATAGCCCATTATTACTCACTAACTATAAAACTAAGTTAATGAATATTTGGTGTAGTAATGAAAGGGGTGAGTGGATTCCTAGTAGATATATACAGGACTCAATGACTACTATAGACCTTCAAGACCCAATATTTCAAGGGTGTACAGGCCACTTAGGATTAGACCTTAGTAGTACAAGTGATATTACAGCAATGACCTTAGTAATACCAACCGACAATACAATCTACTCTAAGTCTTGGTACTACTTGCCACAGTCTGCCCTAAGTGAGAGTAGCAACAGGGATAAGTATAAATTTTGGCAAGGACTAGGTTATCTAAATATCACAGAAGGCAATGTAGTAGATTATAACAGGGTAATTGAAGACATACAGGCTATTAACAAGACTATACCTATTGAGTGTATTAGTTATGACCAATGGCAGAGTACTATGGCAATTATTAAGCTAACAGAACTAGGATTTAACTGCCAACCTTATTCACAAACGACAGGCAGCATGAATAGACCGACAAGGCACTTGGAAATGATTGCACGTAACGGCACATTTAAGCTTGATAAGAACTTAATTACTAGTTGGATGTTTGGTAATTGTGAAATTATGGAAGACAGTAACGGTAATATCAAACCTGTTAAGCAGAATAATAATAGTGAACGTAAGATAGACGGTGTACACTCTACATTAAACGCACTTGGTAAGTACCTAGAACAGCCACGATATAATAACGAAATAACAGGATTTAATTTTTAACTATGAAAATACTAGGATTAAATATAAGTAGGGACAAGCCAGAAAAACGAGGCCAACCCTTTTATAACCCTAACTTATCAGAAAGTCTAGGGTGGGGTTTTGGTTATCAGTCAGGCAGTGCTATGAGTCTTAGTGCGGTCTACTCAGCAGTTAACCTAATTAGTGATTCAATTGCTACCCTACCTATTCAAGTCAAGGCAAAGAATACAAAGGGAACAGACCTACTAGACAAACACCCACTTTATGACATCTTTACTAACAATCGGATGACACGCTATACATTACTTAAGAATATTGTACAGTCTGTTTTATTGAAGGGTAACGCTTATGTCCTAATTGAGAGAAAGGGTAACAGTAAGGATGTAGTAGGACTTAGATACTTACCAGCTGATGATGTACAGTGTATTTATAGGAAGGAAGATAACACCCTTTACTATACCTGTTCATACATAGGGGCTAGACAGATACAACCTAGTGAGATTCTACATTTTCTTAGGTACTCAGTTGACGGTGTACAGGGTATTAGCGTCCTTAGTCATGCAGCTAGAAGTCTCAATATAGCACAGCAAACAGAACAGGTAGCAGAGAACTTTTTTAGCAATGGTTGTAACTTAAACGGTATAATCAAGGTACACAGTAATCTAAGTGAGGAACAAAAGCAGGCAATATCTACTAATTGGCGGTCTACATTTGGGCAAGGTAATCAAGGCGGAGGCGTAGTTGTGCTGCCTGTAAATATGGATTATCAGCCTATCAGTATTAACGGTAGTGATGCTCAGATGTTAGAGTCTAGGAATTTTAGTGTACAAGATATAGCACGTTTCTTTAATATAAATCCATTACTTTTAGGCGATTTGAGCAAAGGTAGTTATAGTAGTGTTGAAGACGCTAATCTACAGTTCCTATCCAATACCCTAAATCCTTTTATTGTGATGGTGGAACAAGAACTTAACAGGAAACTAACAAGCGGTACAGGATTAGAATTAGGCTTAGATGAGACTGCAATACTGAGAACGAATAAGGCAGAACTAGCAGGGTACTATAACAGTCTCTTACAGATGGGTGTACTTAGTATCAATGAAGTTAGAAAAGAACTTGGTTATAATCCAGTTGAGAATGGAGACAGCCACAACCTAGCCTATAATGACGTGTCTAAGACAAACCTAACAAGTAGTACAGATGAGGAAGGATAACAACATAGAAGTACGTGCAATCAGAAGTACCCCAGTAGTAAATCCAGACAGTAGAACAGTAGAAGGTTATGCAGTAGTTTTTAACAGCCAAAGTGAAGACCTAGGATTTTATGAGACTATTAACCCTTCTGCAATCACTGAGGAAGTACTAAAGAGGTCTGATGTGTTTTGCCTATTTAACCATGACCAAGACAAAGTACTAGCTAGGTCTAAATATGGTACAGGTAGCTTACAATTACAACTAGATGAACAAGGACTTAAATATACCTTCACAGCACCAAATACGGATCTGGGTGATGAACTTTTAGAATACCTTAGACGTGGTGACATTGATAGTAGCAGTTTCGCTTTTACAGTTAGCACAGATGAAGGTAGCGAGGTATGGACGACAGGAACAGACGGACGGCAATACAGGGAGATACTTAAGATTGACGAGTTACATGATGTCTCCCCTGTATGGAATCCAGCTTATAGTAGTACCTCAGTTAGTCAGAGAACACTAGATAAACTTAACCAACTAAGAGAAATGCAGGACGAGAAAGAGAAAGAAGTACAGGATGAGACTGTAGAGAAGACTGATGAGGTACAGGAAGAAGTACCAACACAGGAAGAAGTAGAAAAGAAAAACACTGACACAGAGGACGAGAATGAAGTACAGGAAGAGACTGTAGAGAAGTCTGATGAGGAAGTACAGGACGAGGATAAGGACAAGGATAACGATGTTGAGGGTGAAGATAAGGAAGATAAAGAGACACGCTCAGCACGAACACACAAACATATTAATATTAATACGATGAAAGAACAGAGATTTAGTTTACTCAAGGCTATTAGAAATGTAGCAGAAAACAGACAGCTCGATAACGTAACGGCAGCAGTTTGTAATGAGGGTATGAAGGAAATGAGGGCAGCAGGTCTTAATACAGTGGGTCAGATTTATATCCCAACCATGGAAACACGAGCAGCAGTTTCTGTAGCTAGTGAGGGTGTAGATGTAGTAGCAACAGACTTGTACGATATTATTGAGCCTCTCCGTGCTAAGAATGTCCTAGTACAGGCAGGTGCAAAGTTCTATACAGGCTTGACTAATAATGCACAGATTCCAGTAATGACAGGCTCTAATGTAGGTTGGGCAGGTGAGACAGCAGCAGCAACAGACGGTAATGTACTGTTTAATAATGTAACACTCACTCCAAAGCGTTTGACGGCTTATGTTGATATTTCTAAGATGTTACTTGCACAGGATTCTGTAGGCGTAGAAAATGCAATTAGGCAGGACCTTATCAATGCCATTAACTCAAAGCTCGAGAGTACACTTTTAGGCAAGGGTGCTAAATCAGCTACAAGCCCTGCAGGTATTTTCAACGGTAAGACCCCTACTAAGGTTACAGATTTTGAGGGCTTGGTAGGTCTTGAGGCTAAGGTAGAAGAGGCTAATGTATTGGGCGGTATTTCATATATTGCTAGTCCTTCTGCACGTGCTAGTTTTAGAAACATGATGAAGGGTTCTAGAGGTACAGCCCAGCTTGCTTATACTGATGGCACTTTGGACGGTACACCAGTTTACTCAACATCAAATGTAGAGGCTAAGACCTTTGTAGTAGGTGATTTCTCTAACTTGGCTATCGGTAGTTGGGGCGGTTGGGATATTACCGTTGACCAATACTCACAGGCAGTTAATGGCTTAATCCGCTTAGTAGTCAATACTTACTTTGATGCAGCACTTATCAGACCAGAGGCTTTCCAGTTTGGTACATTCGCAGTCTAATTAGTTAACATTGTTTCTATATGTACGTAAACTTACAGCAACTAAAAAAACATCTTAACATAGATTCTAGCTTTCATGAAGACGATGAGTACCTATGTGACCTAGAGCAAGCAGCAGAGCAAAGTGTAGAACGACATATAGATGATAAGTTAGAAAATATCATACAAGCTAGTGGGAGGACAACATTACCGCCTCCCCTAGTTCAATCTATATTAATTCTAACTGCAAACTTATACGCTAACCGTGAGTCAATTGCTTTTAGTAGTCACTCAGAGCTACCCTATAGTCTTACCTACTTACTAGACCTATACAAGAATTACAGTAAGAAGTACACAGGCGGAAAGGATAAGGTACAGCAATGAGAACAGGACTACTAAGAGACACCATAGCAATTTATCGGACAGAAATAAGACAAGACGATTTCGGAGGTACTAGTAATCATCACCGCCTATTAACAACTACTAGGGCTAATGTAGGTTATAAGACAGGAGATAGAGAGGTAGTAAATGATGAACTAGTCTATACCTATCAAGTTACTTTTGAAGTGTGGCAGTACGTTAATATACAGGAACACACAGACTATATTATGTACAAGGATAAGAAGTACAGGGTCTTAAGTGTCATTCCAGTACCAGCCCAACAGAAGAAGGTAATAGAAACAGAGCTAATCAATGAATAACGACAACTTAGAACTACTAGGGACGGAAGAACTGGTTAAGAAATTCACAGAACTAACAGGACGTGAACAAATCCGAGCTAAAAACACGACACTAAAAAAAGCTAGTGATATATTAGTTAAAGCAGCTAGGCAGAGTCTCAGAACAGTAACAAAGGGCTATAATCGTCCTAACTGGTGGAATGGCAAAACGCTAGAGTCTGGTATCAAGTATAGCAGGCAGAAAGATAGTGACGTAGCTAAGGTGCATATCCTCGGAGATTTTAGGCTTAAGTTCTTTGAGTTAGGTACACAATTAAGACGTACTAAGGCAGGTGCTAGTAGGGGTGTTCACAAGCGACATAGTTTTTTCCAACCCACTGTACAGGCTAAGATGTCAGAAGTTGAGGACTCTATGGGTAGGTTATTTTCTGAGTCTATTGATAAGATATGGAATAAGAAGTAATGGAGAGTTTAGAATTAGGAAGGGTAGTTAAATCTATCCTACTACAAGACGAGGAATTAAGTAGGCAAGTAGGGAGTAGGATATTCCCTTTAGTTAGTGACAAAGGTACTAGTTTCCCATTTATTGTTTATCGAAGGGACGGACTAACACCTAGCACTAATAAAGATAAGCTAGTCTATGATACACAGGTTAGAATGTCTTTTATAGTAGCTAGTAGTGATTATAGACAGGGGCTAGGAATATGCAGTAAGGTAATAGATGTCTTACTAGCAAGCCAAGGTAGGACTATAGGGGGACTAGAAATAACAGACCTAGAACTACAAGACACTAGCGAGGAATACAGGGAAGACACATTTCTACAGCTACTTAGTATAACAGTAAATATAAAAAATAAATAACATAATATGGCAAGTGTAACAAAAGGGCGAGATTTGATGCTCTTTATTAATGGGAAGTCTATCGCTTTTGCAACTAGTCACAGTCTTTCTATTAGCCAAGATACTACAGAAACTACTAGTAAAGATTCTGGCGGTAAATGGGTATCAGCACAGGCAGGTAAAATCAGCTGGGAAATGTCAACAGAAAATCTAATGTCAAATGATGGTGAAGGTGTAGGCTTTGAGGCACTCTTTGATATAATGACAGCACAGACCCCAATAGATGCAGTATTTGCGTTGGAGAAGAACTACAAGACAAAGGCAGATGAGGTAACTAAAGGCGGTTGGATTCCTTCAACTACTGGCACATATACAGGCAAGGTATTAATTACATCCCTAGAGTGTTCAGCACCAAATGAGGATAACGCTACATTTTCTGCTACATTTACAGGCGTTGGACCATTAAAGAAGGTGGCAACAGCATAAAAGAAATAATAATGAAACAGGGCTATACCTATTATATCCAAACTTAACAAGGGTGTAGTAGGTAGCCCAATAATTTTTTAATCATGAATATTGTAACTATTAACAACAAGGAATTTAAGCTAGTCTACTCAGTACGTGCTATGATGTTATTTGAGGCAGCAGCTAATAAACTATTTAGCCTAGATACACTCAGCGACCAGTACCTTTTTTTGTATTGTTGTATCTTAGCAGGTAATAAAGACACTGACCTTACATTTGATAAACTCTTAGACAGCCTAGATGAAGACCCTAGAATTTTTACAGTCTATACAGAGTTCATGAAAAGGGAATTATCAAGACAAGCAGAGTTTAAGGGTAAGGATGACACTAAGAAAGGTGAGGATAAGGGAAAAAACTAGGAATGGCAGATGTATTTAGTATCTTAGTATTTCAAGGCAACCTAGACCCCGAGTATGTACTAGACAGGATGAGTATGTTAGAATTACACGTACTAGTTAAGAATCTGTACAGGGCTAAACAGGATGACTGGGAGATAGGGAGACAGGCTATTTTTACATCTGCCAAAGTAATGGGTGGCACTAAAGAAAATAACCCACGAAAATTTATGCCCTTACCATGGGACAACTTAGAAGGTAGTACAGGTGATAAAGACCCACTACCAACCAAGGAGGACATAGAAAGACTTAAACAGAAAGCGAAAGAATATGGCACAAGATTTAGTAACCAAGATAAGACTTGATGATAAACAGTTTAAGTCTATAATCGACAAAGTAAAAAGTGAAGTAGGTAATACTGAGACTGTATTTAAGCAGGGTAGCGGTAATATCAAAAGGGAACTAAAAGCAATCCAAGGCGAGCTAGCTAATATGTTGCTCAATGGTGTAGACCCTGCTAGTGAGAAATTCCAACAACTAGCAGCAAGGGCAGGTAGTATCAAGGACGCTATGGGTGATGCAAAGGCAGTAGTAGGTGATTTTGCTAATGATGTACGAGGCCTTGCAGGTATAACTGATGTAGCAGGTAGTGTAGTAGGTGCTTTTCAAGTAGGTGCTGGTGCTATGGCTATGTTTGGGGTTGAGTCAGAGGAGGCACAGCAAACCCTTACTAAACTTGCAGGTGCTATGAGTGTCTTAAATGGTATCACACAGCTACAAAATACCTTCATGGACCAGTCAAGCGGTACATACAGGGCTTATCATGCACTTTTAAGGCTAGTAGGTATAGAACAAACAAACCTAACTACTACAGTCTCAGCTAATACTACTGCACAGGCTACTAATACGACAACACAGGTAGCAGGGACGACAGCACTAACAGCTAATACCACTGTTAAACAAGCAAATGCAGTAGCGACAACTGAAACTACCACAGCCACAGCAGCAAATACAGTAGCCACAGAAGGAGCAACAGTAGCAACAGGTGGACTAACAGTAGCACAAGGGGCAGCAACTGTAGCAAGTAAAGCCCTAAGAGTTGCCTTAAGTGCAATAGGTATAGGTATCTTGATTTCCCTAGTAGCAGCACTGTATCAGAAATTCGAGGACATAACAGACTCCTTTAAGACGGCAGAAGGTGCTAGTAGTAAGTTGGCGCAAGCATGGAATAAATTTAAGGTAATTGCAGTAGGTGTAGGAAATGCAATCTGGGAACACATGATCTGGCCACTTAAGATGTTTGTAGGTATGGTTAGGGATGCGATTAACGGAGATTGGGATAAGATTGCAAGTAACGCTATATCTGCTTTCAAAGGTGGCCACGATGTAATAGGTAACTATAATTATGCAGCTAACAAAGAACTAGCTAAGCAGAATAAGGAGGCTAGGGAACGTGAAACCAAGGCACAAGAAAAAGCCCTAAATGATTGGTATGAGGCTGAGAATGCGAAACACGGACAATCACTAAGCAGGGATATTATCTACCATAAGAAGAGACTAGCTGCACTTAAGAAGGGTAGTGAGGAATATAGGCAAGAATCCAACAAGCTAGAAGAGGCAATTAGACGACAGAGAGAAGATACTAGTAAGAAGTCAGCAAAACTAGCAGCAGACCAACGAAGGGCAAGTGAACAAGCAGCACGAAAAGCAGAGGCAGCTAGGAAGGCAGCACAAGCCAAGGCACAGAGGGCAGCAGAAGAGGCAAAGCGGAAAGCAGAAAAGATAGCAGATGACCAGAAGACCTTAAAACAGACTATCGAAACTGAGACCGTCAATAATAACAAGGGTAGTAGGAAGACAGAGGAGGAACAGCTAAAAAATGCGTATGGTTCAGATAAGAGTAACATAATCAATACACAAGGGGCTTTAGACAACCAGCTTAAAATTATCAACGACTACTACACTAAGATAGAAGGTTTTAGACAGGCAGACTTAGCAGATGAGATAGCAGCAGTTTCTAAAAAGTATGACACCCTAGCTGAGAAGGCACACGGTAATAAGGAACTACTCGAACAGCTAGAGAAACAGAAACAGGCTGCAATATCTAACATTCAGGCTGAGTATGCTAATAAATACACTGAACTACTAGACCAAAGGGCAAAGGATGAGAAAGAGGCAAGTGATAAACTCTTACAGCCACTACTCGACAAGGCTAGACAGTTAGGACAGGAACTAGGTAGAAGTCTAGACCTAAAGGGACTTGATTTTTCAGCACTTACTAAACTTACTGAGGAGCTACAGAAGTCAGTAGATAGTATGAAAGAACTACAGAAGGTTAAGGATAGCTTAGGTAGTTTTGAAAATAGCGGTATTACTAGGATGTTAGAGGATGCCAAGTCCTTACAACAGATACTAGGGTCTTCAATGGCTAGTGACGGTGAGAAGATAGCTGCTAGTATGGTGTTTATGTCTCAAGCAATACAACAACTAGGACAAGACAGTGCAGCAGCCAAAGCTGGTTTAGTCTTACAGGCAATAGGTCAGATTATCTTAGGTTTTGCACAAGCCTCCGCACAAGATTCTAAACTGGGCGTAATCGGTTGGGTCGCAGCGATTGCAGCAGGTACAGCCGTGATGATTTCGACTATTTCACAGTTACAATCATTCTCACAGGGTGGTATATTCCAAGGTAGTAAGACAGTAGGAGACCATAACCTAGCACGTGTTAATAGTGGTGAAATGATTCTAACCAATACACAACAAGGAAACCTATTTAGAATCTTAGATAATAATACAGCAGGCCTAGGTAATGGTGTAGGTGTTAGTAGTGTAAGGGTGAAAGGTAGTGATTTGTATCTAGCCCTAAGTAATTATAGCAAGGTTCAGAGTAAGACAGGAAGGAGAGTACTATGATATTAAGAGGTGAATTTAGGGACTTATCGGATGAACTACTAACCGTCCTAATTAAAAGTGGTGGTGGTAGTGGGGAAGTTAAGGAGATAGGCAAGGACGGTTTATACTTTGCTGCTGACCCTGTACAGATAGAAGAAAGTATAGAAGACATAACAGAACACGTAATAAGAAAATCAGCTACTATTAACTTAGTTGTCTCAGATTATTTAGGTGACATACTATTTACAGGTGCAGCTCGAGACATAGTAGTAAACATTTGGAAGGGTAGTGAGTGTGTTTTTGCAGGTTATGTAGAGCCAGCCACTTTCAGCCAACCATTTAATAGTAATGTCGATGAGTTTACCCTTAACTGTACAGACTTTCTTAGCACCCTTCAATATACTAGTTACAAAAATATAGTACCCCTTAACTATAGACAAGCCGTACAAGAGGCAGGTAGTACTAGTTTTAAGCAGGTCATAGAGGGAATGTTTGACACTAGGGGACTAAACCTATACAACAACCAAAAGCCTAGATTATTATATGACCAGTCTAAGGGAACGGCAATGGGAAAGGAAGGTACTGTATTTGAAGAGCTAAGTATTAGTGAGTTGTTCATAATTGGTAAGGATGAGGATAGCACATGGACAAATGAAAATCTACTAAATGAAGTAATGCAGTATCTTAACCTACATATCAGACAGGAAGGATTAGACTTTTATATATATGATTGGGACACACTAGTACAGGGTAATTCTATAAACTGGTTAGACTTACAAACAGGTGATGTAGTAAGTAAGCAGCCACAATCTATTATAATCAACCCTTCACACTATGCAGGAAGTGACGTAAGCCTTAGTACAAGTGAGGTGGTAAATCAGTTCCAATTATCCTGTAGCCTCGAAGGACAAGATACTATTATAGAAAGCCCACTAAGTGAGGATAGTCTTAGGTCACACTACAAAGGACAGCAGCTAATACTCACGGAAATTAGTAGTCTGGGCAGTGGTAAATCAGCACACTCCGCTTTCTTAGACGCTGTAAATGGGAGACCTACTACTTATGACGCACTGACAGAAACAGACTTTTATATGAGGTCAATGTATAACCCAACGTGGAAGTTACGTAAGAGTGAAGATATGTTAGAGGTTGATGAGAATGGGACAGGTATTAATCAGCATAAAGTGGCACAATACCTAAGAGACCATTCCCTCACCCCTGCCCTGCTCAGTCTCGGAAGTGTAGAGCGAAAAGCCAAGGCAACGGATAACAGCCCCACTAGTAAGATAGACTCAGATAATTACCTAGTTATAAGTGTAGGTGGTAATGAGAATGATACAGAGCAAGGACACAAACCTAGCGACAATGACCTTAGAGACTGTTCCCCACTGATTGAATATGTAGGTACTAAGAGCGGTGGTGTATTTAGCCCCCCAGACAGTGAAACAACTAACTATCTAGTCTTTAGTGGTAGTCTATTGTTGCAGCCTATCTTATATGAAAGTGGTATGAGTAGGGCTAGTAGGGTATCAAGTTATGACCAAATACTTAAACATGGTGCAACTAGGACACAAGGGGCTAAGGCAGTAGTACCGTTTTATGACCCACCACGTACTGAGACTATCTATGACATGAGGGACTTGAACAGTAACTTAGTAAGGTCTGAGGGAAATGATGAAGGGCGGTACTACACAAGGAAACATTATAGCGCAAGACTTAATACCGACAAGCCAACCTATAATAGTGGAGGTAGTTATTTTCAACCATGGACTAAGGATAAGGCAGCACAGGGATTAAAGTTTGAGTATAGTAGTGTAGGTGATAGTACAGATAAATTCAGTAAGCTACCAGTACTTGAATGTGAACTTAAGATAGGGTCTAAGTATTGTGTTGAAACGGTCTTAGATGTGTACGGTGATAGTAAGTTTGAATGGTTAACACTCGATGAGATTAAGGCAAGACCAGACCTAACCTACCAAGACAACGGAACAACAACCTATAAAACTACATTCAGTCTAGGTATTAATCCTAAAATAGGAGACTTTATCGTAGGGCAGGAACATAGCCTACAAAATACTATCGACTATACCATGAACCTAGACGGCAAGGAAGGGACTGCAATACCAATTAAACAAAGTGACCGTTTAAGTGGCCGTGTTAGTTTTAAGATACTTGCACCTATACAGTTAGTTTGGGATAAGATTGTAAGACGACACCCAACATTTTTTAGGTCTACAAAATGGACTAATAATAGTAGGTACGTTTTAGCACACACCGAGAATATCATAATTAAGAACTTTGCTTGTAATATAGTGAGTGATAATGGTAAGCAGGAAAGTACTAGCGATAATGACCTAATATACTCTAGTGCAGCACAGACTAAGTATATAAATAAGCATGACGGAACAGAGTTTAAGTTTATCACCCAGCTTAGCAGTAGTGAGGCAGTTGAGAAAGGTATAAAGAATGAAGTCTACCTAAACAGTGTCTTTAATACATCTACAAGTCTACCAGTGAGAACCATATATAATAAGGTGCTTGATGAGACAGGTAAGGCAGAAGAACATTACGTTAGTCAGTATTATAATTTCATGTCGAGGCCTAGACTTAAGGTAGAGGTAACAATGAACGACACAGGGATAGATTTTACTAGTACATATCAATCTAAGACCCTAGGTAAGAAGTTCCTAGTACAGTCAGTTAGTAGGGACATAAGAAATAAAACAGCGAGGATAACATTATTAGAGATATGATAGATGTAGTAAGTTATGCAAAGAAAAAGGAAAGTGCAGGCAGTGTAGGCAGTGGTGTAGGTGGTGGACTAGGTGGCAGTCTGAATAGTACATTAGAGCCTCACTTACTTTGGGGACAGGTATATGATGGGAGACACGACATAAGCGGAGACCTATTAGGAGTTGGTAATATCGAAAGTGACGGTAATGTTAGTGCAAAGGCTATCAATACACAGACAGGCAAGATAGATAGCGTGACAGGACAGGAACTAAGATATACAACTATCATAGGAGGAAGTGTAAGCGCAACAGATTCTACAATTACTAACCTAACTACTACCTCACATACTAGCCAATCACTAACCACCACTAACCTAAACAGTGATACAGGAACTATAACCGACCTAAGCACTCAATCACACAATACTCAACAGTTGACAGCTAAGGGGGTAGATACAGAGAGATTAACAGGTAAGGATATAGTTGTAGATAATCTGACAGTCAACAAAGCAGCACATTTTTTCAGCCTCAGTATAGATGAAGTTAGGGCAGTAGGTGGGCAACTAATATTAACCCCTGCTAGTGCTAAACTTGATAAGGTAGAAGTACAGGGTAATGGTAATTTTAAGTGTAGCTGGAAAAATAGCGATGGGAACAAGAAGGTAGTAAATCAGTTCCTAGCAAATGACTTAGTAGTATGTCAGACCTATAACTTAGAAACGGGTAGTACTTATTATTGGAGGAAATGTATAGAGGCAGGTACAGATGGGGACTATAACTACATAATCCTAAGCAATACCGATAAGGACAGTAAAAGTAATAGTAACCCTTCTGTTGGTGATGAGATTGTACAACTTGGTAATACAACTGACACTACTAGACAGTCAGCTATTATAATTAGTGCTTATAATTCAACGTACTTAGACCCTACTATAAAAGCCCCTAGTATTGTTCAGTATAGTGGTATATCTAGCTATCAACTTGAACCATACAGACAGAACGTACTAAGTAAGAGTGGTAATAAGTTTCAAGGTGAGTTTAAGATTGAGACTGGAAAGACCCTAGAACAATACATAGCAGATAGAATTAAGTTAACTGCTAGTGGTACGCCTTATATTGGAAATAATAATAATTGGTGGATTTGGGATAAAGACCAAAGCAAGTATAAGGATAGTGGTATTAGTGCAGCAGGTAGGGACGGTAGAGACGGCAGTACACCACTGATTAAAAACGGTACTTGGTGGGTTGGTGGTACTGACACTGGAATCCCTGCCCAAGGTAGTAAGGGTGAGAAAGGTGAGAAGGGAGATAAAGGAGACCAAGGACTGAAAGGTGATGCAGGTGTTACCCCTAGAATAGTTGATAATGTTTGGTGGATTGGCAATACTAACACCCAAGTAGTAGCAAGGGGACAAGACGGCAGAGACTTAGACCCAACACTATACTATAAACTCTATGACAGGGGCGGTAGTGTTGCAGTTGTGGATACTAATAACAGGCTTAACTTGAATATAGATTTAGGGCTGATAGAAGTAGTAGGTCAGAGTGCAAGTAGTGTAAGTTCTGATAATACACCAGCCAATAAGATACTGTATAAGGGTGGGCTGATTGCAATTAACAGGGAAGGTAGGTTTAAGCACTCACAGACCCTACCATACACAGGACAGACTACCTTTACATTTAACTTGCTAAGTGGTGATAAGCTGGTAGACTCTTATACTATCCCTGTTACCGTCCTACCTAGTACTGTTTTTTCTGTTACAGACCAAATCAAGGCACAGGTACAAGACACAAAACAGAGTATTAATAATGTAACAGGTAGGATAGGAACTGTTGAGAATAAGGTAACACAACTAACTCAGACGGCAGATACTATCAAAACACAGGTACAGAATAATAAGACCAACCTAGACACCGTAACAGGAAAGATAAGGCAGGCAGAAAGTAGTATTAGTAGCCTCACACAGAAAGCAAGTAGTATAGAGCAGACTGTAACAGGGACAAGGACGGAACTAGATAACCTTAAGAATACCACAACACGAGACATTAACACACTCAGACAGACAGCTAGCGAGACAGAAAGTAAGGTTAGTAGGGTTGAAGAGACCGTTAGAGATTTTAGTGTTGGGGGGCAGAACCTATTAAATGGGGTGATAGATTTTAGACAGCCTACCCCACTACTACACACTAGCAAAGACAAGGACGGATATTTTTACTATAGAGGTGTAGAAACCGAGCAACTAGATGCAGGTAAGAAATACACGCTACAGATAAAGAGTGATGGTTTATTAGCTCGGGGACATGAGAAACAGGGGGATAAGTCTTTTACAGTCTGGTTATGTGGTAAATCTGATAACCTACTTTTTACTAGTGCTAATATGGTGAGTGATTGCGTGTGGACCTTTACCTGCCCTACCACCGACCACTACCAACTAAGACTAAATTCCTATAGTGATGGGGTTAAGTATGAAAGTATAAAGTTCTGGGACATTAAGGTAGAGGAAGGAAATATAGCGACAGGTTGGAGTCCTAGTAGCAGTGACCTATATAATTACTATAGCAGGAACAGGGTAGGATTTGATTTTGTGCAGAACTTTCCAAATGACCACCACCCAGCCCAAAGTATATCATACAACCACAGCACAGACACTATTACAATGTCTTACAATGTTAGCAGGGCAGGGGGACAACTACAGGATATAGATTATACCGTCTTGTTTGACAGCAACTCAGTGAACCTACCAAATGGGTTATACATGGTTAGATTTACACCCTACCTCAGTGCAGCAGATGTAAGGTTATTTGTGGAGATTGATAATAAGGCAGGAACACAAACCCCTATAGATTACTCTCAGCCAGCACACATTATTAGCGGTAGTGAGGTAAGCAGGGTAGTAGAAGTAAAGGATAACTACCTCCGTATCTATTTTGAAAGCGCACACCAAGCAGGACAGGACACTACTAGAGATTGGAGTATTGCCTTAACTGGTTTGAAGGTAGTAAGGATTAACAGTACTGAGTCCTACCTAAAGCAGAATGCAGATAAGATAGAGGCTAAGGTACTGAATGGTGATATAATTCTAGATGCAAAGAAAGTAAAGATTAAGAACGGTAATACTGAGACGGCCCTGTTTGAGAATGGTAAGATTAAGACCTCATACATAGAAAGTCAAAAAGGCTTATTTAGTATAAATGAGGACGGCTTTTATTATCGTGGCACTGTTAAGGATGTTGATAATGAAACGGTAGAAACAAAGATACATAACCACGGCCTTACTACTAGGGTTGATGAGACGATAAAGAAAGAAGGTATCTATAGTAAGGTTGCAATTAGCCCCTATAGTAGAGATATTAACTTAGACATAGTTAGTAATAGTCAGACAGCAATAAGTATTAGTAGCCCTTCACATGACCCCCTACATAATACAGTAGCCCTAAGTGTGACAGATGGATGTGTAGCAGGAATGAGATACGCTACTACTTATGTTAGTTCTGGTACAACCTACTTAGACACTTATGTACAGAATATCATAGTTAACGGTGAAACTGCTAGCCCCCCACAGATGACTAAGGAAGGTGCAGGTAATACGGTCTTAATACTGCCAGATGATGATAGCTTAAGTAAGGGAGAACTACAGGGGGACTTTACAACATCTGATAAAATAGCGTGGCAGAAGAAACACGACCTACCACCTCAGACACTACAGACAGGACAAGAGTATAGAATATATAAGAGAAGTATGGGAACTATTAAGGTGGTTAGCAATTCAAACTACCCAATACTCTACTATACAAGTAACGGTATAATACAGGGAGACTTAGTATTACCTGCAAACTATATAGGAGTACTTAGTGTCTTGTTTGATGGTAACTATTGGAACATCTACACTAACAAATACTAAACTACTATGAAATTTGAGAGAGAACACAGAGACCTAATAAGTTATGCAACTGCCGTACTATTAATTATTAGTGGTGTTGTCTTAGCTTTCTTTAGTTTCTTTATCTTACACCTAATTGAGAACTCTATACTCGGATTCTTAAGTCTTGGGATTACCTTTGCTGGGGCAGTCTTTGGAATAACTCAGATACTAAAAGAGAAGTTTGAGGCCTATAAGATTAGCACTAACAAAGCTATCATTAAGAAACTGAATGAACAGGGGGAAGATAAGGATAAGAAAGAGGAAGTAGAATAGGTCTTTGCAGTCCGTGGTATCTAGTAAAGGGTATCACGGACAATTTTTTTTTTTAACTCTTTTTAGTACAATCCGATATTATTTTATTTTGATAGTTGGTATATAATGTCTATCTTTGCAGTGTAATAATTAAAAACGTTAGCAATATGGAACAGACTAAGAAATTTGATGTAGTGTTTAATGATTCAGCAGATAGTAGCTGTAAAGGGTTTAATGAGAGCTATGAATACTGCTTAGATTACATTAAGACTTATAACGGTACTAGTTATAGTTATTTTGAAGACTATAAAGGAGGTACAGTTAGCATAGTAGAGAGTGAGACAAGGGAAGAGGTATATAGTGAACCTGTTAAGTAAGTAGTACAGATAGCCCAGTCTTTTAGTAGGTTGGGCTTTTAATTTTCTAAAGGTATGGCAAGGTTAAGTAGTGAGCAGCAGGAAGAGGTAGTTAGACTGTATAGAAGTAAGAAGTACAGTATAAAGGAGATATTAGCACTGACAGGGATAGGTAGTGAACAGACAGTGTATAGAATCATTGCAGGTAGAGATGATGTAGAAAGGATGAGACGAACAAGCCCTACTAAGAAATATAGTGTTAACCTAGATACTGAGGCGGTTAGGGTCTTAGATACAGTTAACCCTAGAAATATTAGCCAGTGGATTAATGACCTAATAGTTAAGGCAGGTGAGGACTTGATGATTAGAATAGAGACAGGCAATGCAGAACAGGCTAAAGAGGTACTACAGGGGTTAGGACTTGAATATAGACTTAGCAGGGAACAGGTTAAGAAGAGGTGGGCTAGTATGAAAATCCCAAGCCTAACCTATGACAACCCAGCAACTAAGGAATTAATCGACAGTGCTATAAACTTTACCCTACAGAAGACTAACTACTTTACAGTGGACGGTGGCAAGATAGAAATAGAGGTAGGTATGAAGGATAGAAAGAAGGTAATAACTGCACTGAAAGAATTAGGTATAGAGGTAAAAGACAGGGCTAAGAAACTAACTACCCTAACAGAACAGCTACAGGAACAGATTAGGAAAGGTCTAGAAAATAAAGAGGTACAGGCAGAACTTGGGAGGCTTGGAAAGAGCAGCAGACATTATTATACTGTTGCCTATGAAGTATTAGATAGGGCAGGATATAGATTTAACCCACTCAAGCACCCAGCAAGCCTAGAACAAAGTAAGTGGGCTGAGACATTCAAGGAAACAGGGGATAGAAGGACACTAAAAAGCAATCTAGACCTATTAGAAGAAGACGATACAGACAAGCTAGGGACACTAATAGAAGGTATTTTGTATAGTGTACATTCAGAATCTTAGTAATACTTGCAAGACCACCTAAGACGTACTAACTTTGCAAACGTAATCAATAAACAAGGAAGTGGAGGCACACTATAAACAGCAACAGTAAACTATGCAGATTGAAGAGTTAGTTAAGAAATTTGAAGAGATGGTAGGTGTACGTAACTGTAACTTTAAGTATGTAAGGCCGTTTGTTACCTATAAGTTTGGACGTAATGAAGGTGAGAAGATTGAGAACTTAGATAAAGAGGCACTATTAAAAGCCTTAGAGTACTTTAAGTCTAAGCACTGTTTGGTAAGTAAGGAGGACGCAATTTGTAGGTTAAAATATTCTATGCTAAGTTCAGAAGACCTAGAAGAGATTAAGAGTAGCCTAGATAACACAATATTTGAGGCTATGCAAAGAGAGGTACAGGATGAATATAGGAACATAGAAAGAGAACAAGACGAGATAAATGAGAGAAGAAGAAGATATGAAGAAAAGAGAAGACTAGTAGAAGATAAGATACGACAGACAGAAGTACTAGAGTCTAGGTAGTATTAGGTAAGATAGTTTTACTTTCATTATTAAACAAAACACACTAGAGTAGCTTGACTGAGAAGTTAGGCTACTTTTTTTATTCCTAATAATTTGGTGGTGTCCCAAATGTTTATTAACTTTGCACCCAGTACCCCAAGCCTTAAAGTTATCGAAACTGAGAGCTATAATACTGAACATCAATGAGTTACCTATATATGGGCAATGTCATAATGTTTTTGTATTATAAATAGGGGCTACTGGGAAGTAGTCCTTATTTGGTTATATATAGTTACTAGTCAGACAGTTACGTATAAACTAGCGGTAATATCGGTTAAGATGTACTATGTAAATTTTAGGCTTGATTTAGGGTATTATCCACGAAATTATGAACCGTTTTAAGAACTGTATTAAGAACTAGTAGTTATGTGTAGTATCAACAAACAAGTAAATTTAGGTGTTTCATTTGTACTCAGAGACCGCAGGGCAACTAAGCCAACCACCCTGTACTGTATCACTAGAATAAATAGTAAGCAGCACAAAATACCGTTAGGGGTTAAAGTGTTGGCTAGTCAGTGGGATAAAACCTATCAACTAGCTATTATTAGTAACCTACAAAGTAAGCTAGATAACTATAACAACCAAATAGCCAATGAGAAGATAAATGAAATAAAAGGTAAGATTTCAGAATATTTAGACTATATTTGCACTAAAGAAGTAGCAGAATTAAATTTTAACTCACTTAGTAAATTTTTGGTAGGTATGGGAAAAACAGCAGCAGACTTAATAGAAAGTGCTTTTTATTATTTATACCCTAAAGACACAGATACTAGAAAGACCTATATATCTAGGCTTAATAGTTATCTAGAGTACTTAAAAGTTAAGAACTTGGATAGTTTGGAAGTATTTAAGCAGAGCGGATTAAACGCTTATACTAGATACCTCACTGAGAAGAGAGAGAGTAAGGCTATGATTAATGCAAAGTGTGAAATGATTGTTAGGCTAGTAAATAAAGTCTTAGCGATTGAAGAACCCTATCTTAAGTTTAACATTAGCGGAGGCCTACAGTACAATAAGAAGAAGGACAGTAGACCAGATAAAGGTAGATTTGCACTGACCTTAGAGGAGGTACAGGCTATAGAAAAACTAGACTTTGCCCCAGCTGAGAAGTACGACCTAAAAACTATCCTACCTAGACAGGAAGACGGCAGTATTAACCCAAAGTACCCACTAAGTCTTAGGGGTAGGTTATTAAGCGAGTATAGGGATATATTTGTCTTACAGTGCAGAACAGGACAACGAGTAAGCGACCTAGCACAGTACTTATTATATATAGTAGGACAACCAACGGATAAGGTTAAACAGGTTGAAGTAGAAGGGCAGTGCTACTATGAACTAAAGACAAAGAAGAGCCAAGGAAAGGAGTGTGCGCTAATTGTTGAAGATGAGTATATTAAAACATTCATAGGCAAGTATAATAGGGTTAAGTTTCTAATAGATGTAGCTAAGTTAGATAATAATAACAGCTACTATAATTACGCTATTAAGATGTTGGCAAAGCTAGCAGGAATAGATAGAGAGATAACCTACAGAAACGCACAGGACGAGGAAATAACAGAACCAGCCTACCTTAAACTATCCTCACATTGCGCTAGACATACATTTATAACCCAGAAACTAAATGAAGGTGTAAGCCCAGATAAACTATGCTACCTAACAGGACATACAGACGATAATATGATTAAAACTATCTACAGCCACCTTACAAGCACTGACAAAGCTAGGATGGTGGGTGAGGAGTTGGTGAAAGTTGGGGCTATACAAAACCCACCCAACCAATATAATACAGTACAACCTAAACATAAAGAGGCTGTAGATTATGATAGACTGTTGGGAAAGATTGGAAACAGTAAGGGAAGACTTGGGGATATTGCTAAGTGGTTGATAGATAACGATATAAATATAGAGGCACTGATTGGATATTATCAGAAACTTAACCCAGACTCTATTAATAAGGTGGGGGACATGGTAGTAAGGGCTGATATGATGATGAGTAGGTTATTGACAATCAGAGACATAATACAGGGAAGTTAACCCACCCAACCAGACCTAGGAAGTGAGCAGATGTACAGTTAAATGTATGTCTGCTTTTATTTTGCCTTAACTCATTGGAACACAGGGAGATACAGAAAAACACAGGCTTAGGAAGGGTTGGTATGGTAAGGGGTTGATATTCAGTGTGTTATGTAATATTGAAGGAAAATTAGAGCAGATTATGTAGGGGGGTGGGGGATATGAGGG